CTCAACAATATATTTACTGTCGCATGGATATACTATCTTTAACACACCGGTCACTGGGAGGCCTTTTGATGTGAGTGTACTAACCTCGTATGCATTCCACGTGTCAGACCCTACAAATGGTAGATTATCATCATGTATATCTAAATGCTGTCTGTTGTTACTCCGGAGCTCTCGTACTAAAATTGTTGGATCATACTGATCCGGATAATCTACTACTTGCCCGAGTACTTTACTGATCTGTGAGTTGTCTAGTTTTGTCATATTTCTTTAATTGTTTTTGTATTTGTTTAAATCTTTCATCTACACTACCTCGTATCACGACTGTTTTCTCTTTCACCTCAGGATAATGTTCAAAGTATTGTTTATACAATGATATGATATCATCCCTAAAATTAACATCAGTGCTACGATGCTCGTCACCTACTAATTCAATCTCCTCAGGATCCGGATACAATATAATATCCAATTTAGATATTAACATATGATGTAACTGGTATGCGTAATCTAACACCCACTTACATACTTTACCTTGCTTGTGTAACCATTCCGTGTAAACAACACCATCTATAATACATCTATCCAATACCACACAGCCTGACATGTGGTGATTATGCAAATGTTCATTTAGTATGAATAGTTGTGTGGTATTATCACCATTATCATTTATTTCATAACCATAGGAAGCTACTTTTCTTGTAACTTCTTTTACAAACGAACACTTTCTAAACAAGTTACTATGTAACATTTTCATGAGTAATGTGCTCTTACCAGAGCATTGAGGTCCTGTGAATCCTACCAACATATTAATATATTATATTATGCTCAAAAAATATTATCCACTAATCTTTCGGATATTTGTGTTTATCATATAGATCATCCCATTTTAAATGTTCATCTGTGTTTGGTACACAATTAACGATTTTTGTTTCTGTCCACATCGCACATAGCATGTTCCATACAACTGCAGCCGCATGGTCTTCTTCATTTTCACCTCGCCACCACGCTTCAAGATGTCGATGTGCACAATCGTAATACACACTCAATGGCATGCCCTTCATCCAATTGTTCTCACCATATTTTTCCGCACCATCTAGATATCTTTTCATCACACGCTTGAGTTCTTGTTGTGGTACCAAGCTCATGCGTAATTTACCTTCACCTGTGTCTCGCTGAGCACCGGTGTCAAATTGTCTATTATCAGTCATATTGTTGTAATCGATGTGCGAAGAAAGATACCCACATGTCATGAGCCAACCGCTTAAGAGCTTGTGTCAAATCATCAACATTTTTATATCTGTTGTTAATAGATCGTGCATCCACAATACCTCCACTATCGACTTGAGCGATAGCTCGATGCAACACACACCCTATTTCTGACATGTTCATATTGAACGCGCGCTGTTGAGGATCTTTGCCTTTGAGTTCAGGGTATTTGGTTATCAATCCAGGGTGGAGGTTGTATATGTTGTATTGGTTACATATCTCACCAGGTACGATTCTCATCCACCCGTGCATGGTTATTATTGCATCGGTTGATAATAACTCATGATATGTATCAACGTCTGGCTTGCGTTGTACATGAGTTATTGGTACTTGTTGTGGTACTTGTGTCGAGCTCTTGTCCTGATTACAAATTATTTTATCAGGTTTTAAGCCTATAGATTTACTCAGACCAGCTATTTCCGCGCCGGTGTGGCTGAACATGGCGATCCATTTCATCAATATCGTCGTAAAATCTTTTTGAACATGGAGGTGTTATACATGACCAGCTCGTGTTCATCATCAGTAATATCGTGTTCGATCATGTCCGCGAGTAGAGTGGATGGTTTTTCATCTAAACCATATTCATCATTGTACTTTAAATCATGCATGGCAGCTACTACAGGATTGGATGTATCTATGCTCTTTATGTTGTAAACATTGTTATCCACATACCATCTAAACTCTCTAGCCAGACTACAACCGAGCAAATGATGAGGCTTATCCCAACACCAATGACCTTCTTGAATCAAGTGATTGATGAAACGTTGTCTACCGGTGCAGAAGCTTTCTAGCTGCGTGCCACCATACCCTGTGCCATTGTAATAACTGTAATCGAAACTGATCGCGATCATGTCTGCTGCTTGTTTCATGAACTTGTAGCATTCAACTAGCTGCATCCATGTCTTGCCTTGCACAACACCCATGCGTTTTCCTTTGATATCTTTGTGGTTCGATTCCCATTGTATCCAGGAGTCGACCGTTTCTTCTGCATTCTCTAGTACATCAGGCACAATATAAACATTAGGCTGTAATTTCTCAATCCAGGTAGCATATTTGTCCGGATCAAAACTCTCTCCTAGTTCAAAAATACTATTATCTAAATATATTTCTTTGTTTAAATTTTTAGCCTTGACAAAAAAATCGTAGTATTGCTCGTGTGTTTCAAACAGATGAACCAGCGCGTAACAGTAATCATTGTATTTCAGACTATCATCAAGGATCGAAATGGGGCTCTCGTGAGAAGTTTCTATTCGCATAAAGGTATTATAACACCTTCACACTATATTTTCAACAAAAAAAATTATCTATACACGGTGCATGCAGAGCTGCACCCGAATGTTTCTATAGGTAATATTTGATTAGCCGGAACGGTGACGCTAGTTACCTGTAAACCATTTACTGGTGGTCCAACATTGTAACTCTCCGCAGATGTTTTTCTCATGAGTAGGTTCACAGTCACAGTGGCGTTACTACCATCCGGTATTGATATACCAGTATACATCTCATCTGTGCTATATGATGATGGCACCGCTCCGGAGGTGTTAGTAGAGACAGTTAAACCATTAACAGTGAAACTCTGTGCCAATTTAACGTGACTATACAACGTCAACACTCCATCCTCTTCAGCAGCTGAGAACGCGTGGTCCGGTCCGGCATGCATTATAGAATCATAATTGCCTATGGCTGCATGTAAGTTTTTCATAGTTTCTTCTTTAGTGTCACTGATGTACACTTTCTTCATGTTAGGTTTCGCGGCGAATTTCTTATACCACACACTATCAAGTTTCTGATCACTAAATTCAAATGTGTATGTCTTGCCGTTCCACGTGATACTAACATTACCACCAACACTGGGATTCGCTGATAATGTACCCTTGTATTCCGCGAACTTACCAGCAGTGAAGCTTCCAGTCGGTGCTGTTTCTGTTTTTATCTCTTTGTATAATCTGTCGCTCATGTATAATTATTTATTCATGCTTGTATCAAATACAGACAAAAAAAACGACTCTTCAGCATCACCTGTAAGAGTCGGAAAATTGTTTTTATCGCTGGGTGTATCATTTCACCAGCTCTGAGTCCTGAATACTAGAAGTATTTCGAGCTAGCACCTGGGGTGAACGTTTGACCAAGATTCTTCACTATAATCACGTGATAGTAAAGCTCAGCACCGAAGATGTTGTCAACAACACCATAACGGGTAAGCATACCAACACGAGGAGCGAAGTCGTTGGGTCCAATTGTTCTCTGAACCATCACAGGGATGTATGGACAGTAGATAATGCCGGTGTCGTAGAATTCTGGTCCTTTGTAACCTAAGAGAACGTAGTTCAACTCGTTTGCACGAGCTGTTCCGATTCCAGGTTTTTGGTGTCCAGGATTTCCAGATCCAGCATTGCCAAGATACTGAGCTTCAGTGCGTGTGTCACGATATACGTTGAAACGACCACCGAGATTACCAACACGAGCGATTCCAACCGGTTGAGTGTTGACGTTGCCTTGAACTTGCATCCACTGAAATTCAGGGAGCATTTCCAAGATGGCGGCAACCTTGGGTGTTGCTACTAAAAAGTTAGCAGCGCCACGACGGTTACGAATAGCAATACGGTTAGCTTCTACAATGATCTTAGCGTACAGGTCACGATTACGTTCTGCGAGCCAGCGTCCATCAGCTGTTTCAGGGGCCCATGTGCTATAGCCTTGTCCAGATCCTGCGTTAAGAGCCACTTGAACCATTCTCATGAGCATTTCACGGTCGATTTCAGCCTGAATTTCATACGACATAGCGTTTGTCAATTCAGTGTCGATATCGATACCATTCATGTTCTTGAGATCTTGCTCAAGCTCTACACTCCATTTTGCTCCCAGGCGCCTTGTTCCAGCTTCAACAGCTGTTTTCTCGAAAGAAACTTCCATTTGAGGAATGTTACTTGTGAGCTCAAAGTCCTTGAGAAGCTTTGCCACACCATCATCATGTTCACCAAATTCGAAAACACCGGCCTTGCCGGAGAGTTCATTAGAACTGGTTCCTGTGAAGCGTGTGTCAAGGTAGTTGTATCCGACTTCTTTTTCGTCGCTCGCAGTAATACTGCTTGTGTTGGTCACACCGCTGTTGCTGTCGTTACCTAATGTGATACCATTTGAATCGGTTCCACCAGGGGTGTTACCGAGATAATCGGAATCGTATTTGTAACGAAGTGCAAAAGCAAGACCAACTGGTCCACTCATGGGCTGAACACCAACGATCTCGTTAGTGATAAGCTCAGGGAAGGTACGACGAATCATCGGAATGAGGATCTTGGGAAGACGTGCATCACCTTGTGCATAATTGTCTCCAGCGCGAGGAAGGTTGGTTGTTGCGGTACCAATACCGCCACCGGCGTTTCCGCCTTGACCAAACACTCCACCACCACCAGCTACATTAGCTTCTTGCAAGCACCATGCTTCTTGGTTTTCCAAGAGGATGGCGGTATTAAGACGGTCATGATCGTTCTCGATCGCTCCTACATTATCAGAAGTGTAATCCAACACAGGGCTCCATTTTTCCAAAAGCGCGCCAGCGCGGTCTTGGTCGATGTATGCTAGGGAAGGTTTAACTGACATAGTTTGATTTCTCCTTGTTTGCTTTGACTCAGGTTTGTTAACCTCAACGTAATAAAATGATTATAAAATCAGGTTCTCTTCAGCTCAGCCATATAATTCTCTAACAATGGATTGGCTGGTTCTGAAACTTGCTCTTCAACTACTGGTTGTTGTTCAACCTTCTCGGCGATCACTTGTGTTTTTGCCACACGATCCACTTTAGGCTTGTTTTCAGTAGCTTGTTTTTTGAATGTTTCTAGTCGCTGCTCTTCTGTCTTCTCGAGCAACTTGAGAGTGTAATCATAATTCTCTTCGATAAATTTTGGTGTCTTGTTA